GCACAGAAAAGATGTCATGTTTTTACGGCGACGCACTATAGTATGCGGAAGCTACGAGTTCATGTCATCTCTCGGGACGTTGCGATACGCGTTTCCGAAACTGATTGAACCAATTAACTACAAGGCTATCAAGGAGCGAATGGATCCATTAAAACAAGATTTGATGGAATATGTGTGGCATCCGTCAAGGATAACTCTGGATATGATTGACGCGTAAGTAGAACATTTTTACATAGTTGAGTATGTAAAAATGTTTTTTTTTGTAAAAAAGGAAAATCTAAAACACTGACACTCTAGTTGCTGAAGGCGAGACCACCCATACCGGACTGGATGCGGAGCACGTTGTAGTTGACGGCGAACATCCACTGGGCAGTGGAGTTGGGGGTGTTGGGCTTGAGGCGGACCTGGACCTGGGCGTTGTCAATGCGCGAAAAGTTGCAGGTGCCGGTTGGCTGGTGCTCCTCCGGCTTGAGGGCGAAGGAATAGCAGTGGACACCCGGGTACGGGTTTCCGGAGTGGTGCCACGAGGACTGGACCTGGTTGAAGTACTTGCCAGACTGCTCCTTGAAGCGATCCTGGCCGTTGAGGATGAGCTTGAACTGGTCGAGAGGACCGGCGGATTGTACAATGTTGCAGTTGGACGCGACGCCGGGAACAGACTCCTCGACCCACTGGCACGTGGACACGTATGCGTTCGTGCATGCGACGTTGCCGTACAAGGCACCAGGCTTGCCACCGACATAGCTGATGGAGCCACCGGCGAGCGTGTTGAACACAACGGTGTTACCTGCGTTTGCGGCACCAGCGCCGAGGAAGTTGAGGGGGTTGGACTCGAGGACGACTGTGCCAGCCTGGGCAGCGTTGGAGGTGAAGTTCCAGTTCATGTTGTTCTGGTTGACGCCGTTGTTGTAGCACCACACGAGCTCCTTGACGGGGTGGTTGTAGGAGAGGCGGACCTGGGTGGTGGCACCGCCCGTGGAGGTACCGGCATTGACGGCATCAGCACCAGTGTGCTGCACCTGCTCGATGAGGTACTCGTGACCCTTCTGGGCGAAGCGGCGGCGCTCCTCAGTGTCGAGGTAGACGTAGTTGCCCCACACACGGATGTTCGTGGTGAGGTAGTTGCTGAAATCGGACGACAGGTCGAAATCAAGGCGAACCTCGTGGTACTGGAGGGCGATCAGGGGGAGGTACAGACCGGGATTGCGGTTGAAGAAGAAGATGAGGGGAAGGAAGACCTGGTTGCTGTAGTACGAGCCCGTGCTTGGGTTTGCGCACGAGTTGGTGGTCATCTTGTTGTACTTGGCCTTCTCGTCGGAGCTGAGGAACAGCTCAGCGTACAGGCGCCACCAGAGCTGGTAGTGCTTGTCAATGCGCTGGCCGCCGATAGACAGCTCAATGTCCTGGATAGCGCGCTCAGCAGCCCAAATACCAGTGTTGAAACCGGTACCGGCAGCTGAAGAAAGGGTGGTCGTGGTCTGGAGATCCATGTACATCTCACCGATGAGATCGCCGTTACGGGCAACGGTGACGGAGATACGGCCGCCGTTGGTGGCAGTGCCGTTCACAGTCTGCTCGATGTTCTCCATCGCAAAGTTGGTGTGGCGCTTGTACACCGCCTGGAAAAAGGTAACCTTGGGGTTACCGGTAAGGTAGACATCCTGAGCGCCGTAGGCAACAAGCTGCATAAGTCCTCCAGCCATTTCGTGTGTATACTGTACCCCAATATTTTTTTTGGGCGCGATAAAGCACGGTGCACAATTTCTCCGTCAAAGGTAAATGGCGGACGAACCAGATGACGATGAGATTGATCTTGGCGACGATGAAGAGGGTGAGTTTATGGATATGGGCACCCTTCTTCAGGCTCTCTTGGTTGCAGAGGACGGTGAGACTAACGTGGCCACTGCAATCACCAACCTGACCCAGACCATAGATAAACACATGACGACTCAAAATAAGATTCTCGTCAAGATTTTGGCCAAAATGACAACGCCACCAACCGCTTAAAAAAATATATCTCTACAAGTACAAGAATGGTGGGCGTTCATTATATCGAGAAAGAATCCCTTCCTGATGCAGAGTACGAAGCCAACCTGGAAATTCTCCGAAGTCAGATCCAAGATGCCGACGCAGACCAAATTCTGTGTCAAATCGAGCATCTCGAATTTGAGTGGGGTCTCCATAAACGGGGGGATTCGCACGCGCCTATTCGCCTGTGGATTGATTACTTTTGTCGAAAAGATGAACTCAACGAGGATGGAATTCCTACTCATATAGATGTTGGTCGTGTGTCGTCCCAATATAGGCGTCAGGTTGATTTTCTAGGTCGGATTTACCATCGTGCATTTGCCCTTAATCTCTCTGAAACGAGTTCGATTGATATCAATAAGAATGAATTTACTGTAGCAGCTCGTATAAATCGTTTGATTCGTATTGCTGCTGCGTGTGTTCGGATGACCATGTCGTACTCGCGCATTTACGAGTACATCAACAACCCGACTGGCATGCCTGAGAATGCAGATTGCGATCCAGCACTGTTTGATGCGAGCACGATGCAGATTGAGGAGCTCAGTTCGTACCAGCAACTCATTTTGGTTGTTCTCAATGAAACGTACAACAACAATATTCGTCGGTACAAGGGTCAGTGTTGCAAGGAGATTGAGATTATAGACGGAAAGAATCGTTACAGAACAAAGGCGTGGAAACCAGTCATGCCCATAGGCGAGTACGTGTACAGCATTGCTCAAAAAGAAAACAGGTTTGAGGTGTGGAAGAATTTGACAGCAAAAGGGAACACTGCCCGGGATGCAATCAGACACTTGTCTGAGTGTCGGGACATGCAGTTTCCAGAAATTGTAAAAAATAGAAATGTGTGGTCATTCAATAATGGCTTGTTTGTCGGAAAAGAGTGGAGCACAAAAACGGGTCAGTATGTATGCAAATTTTACCCCTACAATTCACCCGATTTTTCGTGTCTCGATCCAACCATTGTGAGTGCCAAGTACTTTGACAAGCACTTTCCCAACTTTGATCACATTGAAAACTGGTACGATATACCAACGCCTCATTTCCAAGCTATTCTCGATTACCAAAAGTTTGACGAGGATGTATGCAAATGGATGTACGTCATGGGCGGTCGGTTGTGTTTTGATGTGAGCGACATTGACTCGTGGCAAATCATCCCCTTTCTCAAGGGTATAGCCCGGTCAGGTAAGTCGACGCTAATCACCAAGGTTTTCAAAAAGTTTTATGATTCAGAAGATGTTCGGACATTGTCAAACAATATAGAGCGCAAGTTTGGGTTGTCCAGTTTGTATGATGGCTTCATGTTCATTGCGCCAGAGGTCAAAGGTGATTTGTGTCTCGAACAGGCTGAGTTTCAGTCATTGGTCAGTGGTGAGGATGTTTCCATTGCAGTCAAACACGAAAAGGCGAAATCAGTCGAATGGAAGACGCCGGGTATTTTGGGAGGCAATGAAGTTCCAAACTGGAAGGATAACTCTGGCAGCGTCTTGCGTCGTCTCATCCCGTGGAACTTTGCTAGGCAGGTGAAGGAGGCCGATCCGCATCTCGACGAGAAACTTGACATTGAATTGCCCGCAATCTTGTTCAAGTGTATCAAGGGGTATCTCGAATTTGCCCAAAAATACTCGAATCAGGATATCTGGAATGTTGTTCCACCGTATTTCAAAATTGTCCAAAATCAAGTGGCCATGGTTACAAACACATTGCACAACTTTTTGGCTTCACCAAAACTTCGGTACGGCAAGGATTTGTTCATTCCAAAGGAGCGTTTCGTACAAATGCTCAACGAACACTGCACGACAAACTTTCTCACAAAGACCAAGTTCAACCCAGACTTTTACAATGGTCCATTCAGTTCTCGAGACCTCGAAGTTCGAATGGATACAAGAGTGTACAAGGGTATGCCACACGTCAAGCAAGAGTTTATTTTCGGTGTCGACGAAGAAGTTGACCAGTTGATGATGAATAGCGTGGAAATATAATGTGCGTTAAATACAAATATGGTTGTCAATTACGACAAGTTGTTGGAAAATTCACCGACGCCGTCTGACAGTTTTGAAAAGGGAATTGAAGAGTTGATCAACAAGAAACAAAATAACGGCGTGTACAATCGCCGCAATTTTGCAATCCCAATCGACTATGACGATTCCTTTAAAAATTCATCTGTCAAGTCGACAAAACCCTACCTAACATCATTTACAGTGAGCATGGATAACAATCACCCCACAAATATTCAAAAAATTGCCGACGATATCATCGTTTCCAAACTTCCATTTAAAGAACGGGAATACGAAAACAACGGTATGAAGCTCAAAGTGTCCAAGGTTGTTGCACGCGCTGGTAATTTCAAGCCCATTTTCACCATTACCAGTGAGTACGGTGGAAAGGGGGAGGATATGACACGCGCATCGTGCATTGACTTTTTTGTCGATGTAATTCTCGGTCGCGAAATTGTGAAAACGCGTCTCCAAATTTTTAAAAAGAATGGAAAGATTACCATTCAAGGCGGGTACCTCAACAAACGTCTCGAACACATTGACAATGATGTCTACTTTGAGGCGCAGCCTGAATTGATTCGTAATTTCATCATTGACACGTACACGGATAGACACGAATCGTTCCGGGGTGATTTCAAGTACGACAATGTGGTTGGGCAGTTTAAGATTAATCGCGTGATGAATCTCCCCGCCTTGGTGCGAGATCTGGTTCTGGAACCAAGGTATACAGTGTCATATGAATCCGAGCTCAACCCAATTCTCTCTCTGACCATTGACGGGGACCCGTTGCGGTACTCGTTTTCGCGTCGCGGTGTTGTACAGATTAAAAAGTTGACCGAATCAAGTCAACTGGATAAAGGATACAAGACTATGCGGGCTCTCATTCAACGAATGACGGTGCACGACAAGACGATGACTCCAAAATTCTTACAAATTGACGCCAACGTAGCAATGTACAGGGACAAGAAGCAACGCGTTCGAGCCAATGACGCACCAGCCCCAAATGTCATTCGCCGCGCTACAACGTGCCCGACTGGGCGCTGCCCCGAACCGTACAGTATGCAAGGAAAGTGTCCACAAGAGGGCTACTATGTCAAGCCAAACCCCCAGGGTCAGCCTTGCTGCTTTAAAATTCCAAAAAGTACCGCCTACTCGAAGAACAAGGTGATTGCCGCCTACGCAAAAGCTGGGGTGAAGATTCCTGACAATGTGAAGCGCATTTTCGCCATTGCAAACACCACCAGGACGGAAAAGCTCCCCAACACAACCCACGACAATCTCAACATTACAGTGAAAATGAATGCCCAAAAGGGCCTCAAGATTGGATCGCGTCAATGTATGCGATACACCCGAGTTGCCCTCGTTGACATCGCCACGCGTTTGGGTATTCCCTTGTCTGGCTTTGTGTCCAAGGAAAAGTTGTGCGAAAAGATTGCCGCGGTTGTGCCAAATGTCGTCGTCGTGAACAAGAAGCTTGAATTATCTGGAAATTCATTGATGACGTTTCGGATAAAGAACCGTTTGGTGGCGTCGTTTACAAAGCCAGCGCTTCTCAAGATTGCTAGGGAACTCAAAGTAACCATTCCGAACACATTCACCGCTTCTCAGATTGTGGCACAATTGTTTGCCGAGTACCGCCGTCGTCGTCAGAGCTCAAGTGCGAGCTCAAGTACGAGCTCAAGTGCGAGCAGTAGCGCAGGAAATGAAGAGGCGATGAAGATGGTTCAGCATCAATTGGGACTTTCTAAAAATATACTGATACAAGACTTGAAACTTGTGTACGGCGAGAAATGGATGCAGAGTCGGGCAACTGTTTTGAAACCAATCAATGCGCAAGCTGAAGAATTGTACACTCGTCTCGTCCACAACATGCCCAATGAACCAACTCGTGAAAATATTGTTGCGCAAAAAAAGGTTATCATTACAAGGTGGAAGGAAATGTACGAAAAGCAATTCCGTCGCATGGCGTGGGCAAATAGTGGAGAGGCGGTGATGAACTTTGCATCGGCGCGAAAAGCCGATGGAAAATTCCCAACAGTTGCTGAAATTAAAGAACGTTTAGTCGTTCGAAAACGATGCCCCAAGGGGTTTCGAAAAAACAAAAAAACTGGTTTATGCATTGCCAAAGTTGAAAAGCTTTGAGAGGTACGACTTGTTTTCTGCATCTTCAATTTGATCCATAAAGGCGTCGTGATACTCAAACTCATACGCTGGGAAGCGTTCTCGAATCATCTGAGATTGGGTATACGCCAATTGATACTGATTGTACGCCGTCGTTGTACTTTGTTTCACCAATAGTAAAAATCTATCCTCCATGGTTGCAAACTCAAATCTCGATTGTTCTGACACCCCATCGCGTTTCATGCGGCGGATAATGTCCACTGAATTGGGAGAAATATCGAAAAATTTCGTCTGGTACGACCCAACCATCACCTGGTTTGACATGTTGAACAAGAACCATGTGATGAGTGCACCAAGAATGAGCGCAAACAGCATCTTCTGCTGTTTACACCGACAATTTTAATACATCGTGAATCTTGTAAATCAAATTGTACAATGTATCCTTGTCGGCAACTTTTTGGGGATGTATAATTTCAAATTCAATCTCGTACTTGTCCACATTTTCAGAATCAGGATCGTCTACGTCACCACTTACATGCGTCATGTCAATTGATAAATTTTTACGTATAAATGACACCCTCTTTTTGACCCTCATGTCATCATACACTGTGTCATCTGGCTTTTCACATGGCGTTTCCGAAGACACACAAAAACGAACATCATACTGACAATTATCCAGACTGACATCATGCTTTGTAAGCTTCTTCTTGCATTCAGCCTTGGTTTCACCAGTGTCCTCATTGTCTGATACACGGAGGTCCCCCTTGAAGTATACCGTCTCATTCGTCTTTTTTACCGATTCCCACCCGTTGTACTTTTCAAGACGATGAAGAATCTTTTCAAATGTCTCCTTCCCAACGTCAGTATCAAAACCCTGACGAGTCTTTTTACCTAGACGAATCTCAAACTCTGTGTTGGCGCGATTCTTGAACTGATTGAATAGTGGTTCAATCTGGTCAAATACGGCGTGCATTTGTACTTGTATTTGACATGTATGGAGAACTGTTTTTATACCATGTAAATTCGGGTAATGTCATCAACTCGATAGGCGATATAGCGTTTCCCAGAGACAAAGTGCTTGGTTGCATCTCGCATATCATCTGTTGATGTGTTTACGAGAATAACCTTTTTGGTTCGGGCTTCTATATTCTGGAGAGTTTCTAGACACTTTTCTGTAGACATGTATTGCGACACGCACGAAATGTCATGTTCCGACACACCATCATCTTCATCTGAACCGACGTGCAAAACTGTTGACTGGGGGAATCGAGCCTTTTGGTAAAATATATCTTGCTCCATTATTTACAATGTCTCAAATTCTATAAGTTCGATATTTTCGGCAATATTGTTCAGCGTCCTATAAAACGTCCTCCGGTTGTTCGGGTGCTTCTTGTCCGTCCTAATGTGAAGTGGTCGCCACCAGCGAGGAAACTCCCAGTGAACATAGTGGCACTCAACAATGGAATCCTCTTGGAGCGCAAGTGGTACCTCAATCTGATCGTCTCGAATTTCAGATTCAAAGATGAGTTTCCCCTTTTCCTGTACGTACATGCCCCATACAGCAGGTGATCTACGTTTAAACTGAAAATCAATCGTGTTTGCATCTCGCATTTTCCACTTGAAGAGCGTCTCATGCGTGCCGCTTCGTACCGGTTCATTCACTGGGGTGAATACAAGACCATCCGTCTTGTACGGGTACTCTTTTGTTACACACTCGCGAAATCCAGTTTTCAAATCCCACATCGTCTTCATTTTCACCGTCAATGGATCTTTGGTCATGCGAGTAATACCCTTGGCGAATCGTTCTGCATTTTCCAAACGCTTGATACTGTCAAGATGGGCTACGTGAACATTATCAATCAAGAGACAATCGTACACCATATAGTACCACTTGCCATCAGCCGTACTCTTCACAAGTTCACCATCTAAAAGTGTCCCTTGGAACATTGATGTTGGAACTTTGATTGGAAGAAGATACATTGTTTGTGATCGGTCAATGAGTACACACATCTTCTTGTCCCCAAACATGAAACAGGCACACGCGTGCCGAATGCCGTCAGTTTTTTCACACACCACATAGCGTCCTCGTTTGAGAATAGGAAAGTGCACCCTCTCTATAGAGATTGGTTGAGCACCGGGAAAGAAATTCTTGGTACTCGTTCCCCATGTGGTGTGTAAAAATGTTAATGCATGTTGATACAATTGTGACTCGGTTCGAATTCGCCACATTGAAGCATCTAAATAATCAATCTTTTCAAAATCACTCATCCTAATTTGTTTTAACACCTGCACTCTCTAAGATGTTTGAGAGACACTCATGAGGGTACGTAACCACCAACCTAGATGCTGTCCACGCACAAATTTTAACACCAGATGTGATGAGTTTTTCAAACATTTCAGAATTTCGCGAGGGCAATTTCACCGCCTCACCACCCTTTCGACCCTTGAGAATGCGAGCCACTGGCTTTACTTCGATAACCCAGCACTTTGGCTCAGTCTGCTTCACCCAATAGAGCGAATCACCAATCTTTTGGCCGAGTACAGTGTCAAACTCCATTCCGCACTGGTCAACCGGCTCTGAATCATTTGCGCGCACTTTCTTCTTAAACATCTCCCAATTGATTCCCTCCTTGACGCACGGAAAGACGAGTCCGTGATAGTTTTCAAACTTGGCAAAAACCTTGTCGAGCGTTGCATTGTCGACAAACACGCTGTAATCGATAAAGAGAATGCGATCAGCCGTCTTGAGGTGTTTTTGAATCACCTCATTCCGCTCAAACGGGTCATCATTCACAAAGTGAATATTGTGCAAGTATCCGTGGTGAAAACAAAGGAGGTTTAGACGCAAGAGTGAGTGTAGCGTCTTGACGTGGCACGCCTTATTTCGCGTCACTACTATGCTGGTTAGGTTCTGGCTCATTGTTCTCTTTTTGCTCCTTCGCCTTAAGCCTCTCATCCATACACCCAGAAAACGGCAAGTTGCCAATGTGCCCAAGTGTCGTCTGAACGTCGGCGAAGATCTTTCCACCCATTTGCTGCCAGCGACGACAAAAGGCATAGTCCTCAGAGAGATACCGACGCGTAACCGGATCAATCATACAATCAAAACAGGCGTGGTACGTGTCAAAATCACGATTCTGGTGGTCATTCACGCAATTGAGTTCGGGAAACTTTCCCTCCATCTTCTTGAACACGTCACGCTTGATAACCATGAACCCAGTCGGGCCATCCAAAATCTCTACAAACCCGTTTACAATTTCGCGACGTTCTGCTCCAAAGTTTACAACGAGGGACGAGGACAACATGGCTGGATTGCGATCGTCTCCTTGGGAGACGCTGTACTTTGCCTGGTCCCACATGACAATCTTCTTGGGATAACACGCCACGGAAATGTCATGACCAGATCTGACGAGACGAACAACAGACTCTGGATCAAAATGAATATCGGCGTCAACAAACATGAACAAGTCTGCATCCGTCTTTTGCATAAAACGGCCGACAGAAACATTTCGGGCGCGGTGAACCAGGCTCTCATTCTCCGTCGTGTCCAAGAGCATCTCAATCCCGTTTTGACTCAGTAAAATCTGAAGACGAAGAATGGATGTTAAATACGACTCGAGGCACAACCCACCATAACACGGTGTGCTCAAAAAAAGTTTGACCATTCTGTATATTTTTTTACACGCACGTATCCTCTAAGTACACCCGGGCGAGTTTCTCAATTTTTGAAAGCGTTGGTAATGAAATATCACACTTGTCACACACCTCTTGGCGGGTCGTCGTCGCATCAAGAGCAAGAAGAATAACAACCGACGCTATACTCGATGGTGTTTTACTCATCAATGTTGTACAATCATCCAATTTTTTGCACAACTTTATACACTTCATTCGTGTTGGTTGATCTGGATTGAATGAATTCAAAAGTCGGTGAACAACATCAACAGATCGAGTAACCGATTGTGTTTCAGATACTTTTCCTAGTATCGTCTCACGAAAGATTTGCGCCGTTCTAGAAACATCACGAGATTGAATGTTGAATGCATCGGCAATTTCCTTTGTTGTTCGTGGAATGTTTGACAATTTGCACGCATACAAGACACAATTCGCCTTGATACCAGTACGAATAGCCCCCCTGGTCAACTTGGCCTTGTTGAAATTCTTGTATAAAACCTTGGCGTCCCGAATAATCATTTCATTCAGAGACAAGACATCTCGAGCAGCTTTTTCAATATCCTTGTACGCATGAAACAATGCACGATCCTTGTGATTCATTGATACATGAAAATTGATACGTGCCATTCGGCGCATCGCATACGCTTGATTGTTATATGTGTTAATCACCGTACCAGTTCCCCACTGCGTCGAGTACAATTCAGTATCACTCGCCAAGTTGCCACAACGCGACGCATCTTTGGATACACCATCTTCTGACACGCCATTCCTCCACTCGGGTGAATCATCAACCCACATGGATTCGACAACACCACATCGTGTACACGTTGGTAAATTATCAGAGTTTATAACCTGGACACCTCCACACATGCATTCATGTTGATATCTCTTTTTGGGTTTTGAGATGCTATTTTCAGATGCAATACGAATAGCATCGAACTCTGCCCATATGTCAGCGAAATCTTCCTCCATTTTAACGCCCCTTAAAAAGTTTACACAATGAAAAACCAATGTACGCTTTGTACACATTTTTGGTTGGAGGATGTAACATGTATGAGAAAGAGTTGGTTGACATGATTCCAGCTGTTCACGAACCGGTGCGAATTCTCCATATGGGTGCGCGAAATGGCGTGGGGACTATGAAAATCATGGATCGTTTACGAGAGCGAGATGTTCCGTTTGACCTCGACATATACGAGTACAATAGCAAGTGGAAATTTCACCTGTCATTTCTCGTGCCTCCGCAAAACATTTACATTGAATGGTTTCCAGAAAAAGTGTACGATTATATACTCGTATCCGATACATCACTTTTTACGGAGCGATTCATACACACCATGGTGAAAAATGCTACTACATGCGTGCTCATGGTGTGCCCGAAGCTTTTAAAATCCAACATTGAACGATACATGAATATTAAAAAGTCTATAGAAACTCATTACATGTTTGGCTTGTACATGTGTGAACTGTACGCATAAAAATACTGACACATAGTACAGTAATGAAGTATGTGGTTCTCTCTCGTAAAGGGTGCACGGGATGTGATGAGGCTGTGGAACTCCTTCGAGAAAGAGGCTTGGATGTTGACAAGCGCATGGTTGACAAGTCTGAACTCTTTGGTCAGTCAGTATACCCCCAAATTTTACGAAACGATAAACACATCGGTGGGTTATATGATCTCAGAAATCTACTTGACGACCCCATCCTCAAGCCCAACCCAAATAGATTTACCGTCTTCCCCATTGAATTCCCCGGTCTTTGGGGACTGTACAAAAAGGCTCAAATGTCAAACTGGACTGCAGAAGAGATTGACTTTAGTAAAGACATGGATGATTGGGGTTCTCTTTCAGAGAATGAACGGCACTTTATAAAAACCATTCTCGCATTTTTTGCATCGTCGGATGGCATCGTCTTTGAAAATCTCAATCTCAACTTTGGAACAGAGGTTCAGATTTCAGAGGCTCGATCGTTTTACGCCTACCAGCAGCACAATGAAATGGTTCACGGCGAAACGTACAGTTTGCTTTTAGAAAAGTACATCAGGGATCCAGTGGAAAAGAATGCCATGTTTCGCGCCCTTGAAACCACACCGTGTATCAAGAAAAAGGCGGAATGGGCCATGATGTGGTTTGATCCTGATAGATTGTTTGTTGAACGTCTTGTTGCATTTGCATGTGTTGAAGGAATCTTCTTCTCGGGGAGTTTTTGCGCCATCTTTTGGCTCAAAAAGAGGGGACTTCTCCCCGGGCTCGCGTTTAGTAATGAATTGATAAGTCGGGATGAGGGTCTTCATCTCGAATTTGCAATTGAATTACTGAGCACGCTCCTGTACAAACCAAAATCAGAGGATGTTCACGCCATTGTTCGAGCTGCAGTGGATATTGAAAAGGATTTTATACTCGAAGCACTTCCGTGTCAATTGATAGGAATGGATGCCCCGAAGATGTCCCAATACATTGAGTACGTGGCGGATCGCATGCTCAAACAAATGGGATTTTCCCCATTGTGGAATTCGAAAAATCCGTTTGATTTCATGGAACACTTGTCGTTAGATGGCAAGACTAATTTTTTTGAAAAGCGCGTCGGAGATTATTCCAAGTTCGCTGAATCGAGCGGGCCAATCGGCTTTGATGAAGATTTCTAGGGCTTCTTGTGGGGATTTACCAGCGAGAATGTAATACATGACAATGAGTGAAGCGCCGAGCACAATAAGCGCCAATACAAGACCAATGAGTCCCATTGTATTTAAAATGTCACTGATATTTGTTTTCCATTTGCGCACGTGCAATTGGTAAATCCGGGTGGAACCATAGTGCTCCATGGTGCGTACTCGACGCGGGTGTATCCGGGTGCATCCACATCAAAAAACCCGAGAACCTTTGACTCGGTTGTAAATTTGCGAACTGGTTGCTTTGGAACAGGCTCAATTTTTGAAACTGGAACTGGTACTGGAACTGGCTTGGGCTTCTCTTTAGGTTTGGGCTTCTCTTTAGGCTTGGGCTTAGACTTAGACTTGGACTTTTTGCCAATCGTAATGCGCACCCTTGTACCTTTTTTTTTGGGAGGGGCAGCAGCGCCTTCACCTTCGCCTTCGCCTTCGTACTCCTCGTAGTCCTCGTAGTCCTCGTAGTCCTCGTAGTCCTCGTAGCCTTCATTCTCCTGGTGGAACTTTTCCTTTTTCATCACTGGCGAATTAGTGTACGGCTGTTCCTCTGGTGGGATTGGAGGAAGTTCAGTTGTGTTGGAAACGGATGTCGAAATGGCTGGCGGTGGAAGTGGCGAAAGTGCCCCAACCATGAGTTCACTCTTTATATTGAGTGATGCCCAAATGACAAACAGAAACAAGAGGGAGTGAAATACAACCGCTCCGACACCCGAAACACCAAAATATTTGTTTGAAAGTTTAAATGCGGTCGGTGAGGCCAATGCAAAAAACACAATGGCGTACACGAGAGCGAGCATAAACTTCTTCTCCTGTCGTACACCCTTGCAGCCACAGCCACAATCTAGAAATATATTCTTCATTTAACTATTGCGTTGAAAAAAAGTCCACTTAAAGTCGAGACGCCATATACTAGAAAAGAAGTACAAATGGCTCTCCGTGTTTACCCAGCAAATACCTTTGATGCCTCCTCCGTCGTCTTCTCCAGCCTTCGCAAGAATAAGAGCGGTGGCAAGGCGGTGTACCTCAACGGCACAGGTGGCTCCAAACTCTTCATTGAATTTCCATTTATGCGCGCCCCATTTGGTCTGAGTTCGTTTACGGATGAGGCAACCAAAAAGGTGTCGTACTCTCTCGACCTGTCATTTGACAAGAATGACGACAACCTACTGAAACTTCAAGAGTCTCTCAAAAAGTTGGATGACACTGTGATCAAGATGGTTGCCGACAACTCGCAAGAGTGGCTCGGTAAAAAGTACAACGCCAGTGTCATCGAACAAGCCCTCTACAAGCCACTCATTCGTCCGGGCAAGGGAGACTATGCATCAACCATGAAGCTCAAGATTTTGATGGATCCAAAGAGAGGCACCTTTGTTCCAGAGGCGTACAATTCAGCGCGTCAACCAGTGCCCCTTGACAGTATAGAAAAGGGACAAAAGGTGAAGTGCATCATCGATCTCAATCAGATTTGGTTCATCGACAACAAGTTTGGCATAAGTGCGCGACTTCAGCAAGTTCTCTTAGAGCCATCGAAGAAGCTTCCTGCTTTTGCATTTACGGATGTACCAGAAAAGGGACCCGGATCCGCTACAGAAGAGCAGTTTGACGAAGAGGAGTGTGAGGTTGACGAGTAAAATGTTGGCTACTAGTATGAATAACCGCGAAAAAATTGAAAAAAACTTGGGGGTTTTGCTAAAAAATACAATGTGTCATCCAGAAGATGTCATGTATTCCATTGTAAATAAAAATGGGTTTGGCGGGTTTCGCGTCATGAAATTGAATAAAAATTTGCGTGTCATGCCTCGCACAAATAAAGTGGTTTCGAAAAAGAAGGGTTTAGGTATCGTGGGTGAAGGTACATATGGAAAGGTGTACGTTGGGTACCTCGACGCTACATTGAAGACGCCAATTGCCATTAAGATTTCGAAACAGGGCGATTTAAAGCACGAGTTTGACATATTAAAGAGTGTCTACACCATGACGCCTCATATAACGGTTCCGTACTTGTACAAAAAGTGTCTACAATACGACATCATGTACACACAATATGCAAATGGTGGAACGTTGTATGAATTGTTTACAAAGTATGCATCGGTGTTGAAACCAAATCAAGTAAAGACGCTCATTTTTCAAATCGTGTATACGATGTACACCATTTACAAAAAAATTCCAAGCTTTCGTCATTTTGATTTGCATTCGGGGAATGTATTTCTTGATATGAATTTCCCGACAACTGGGCAAACCGTGTATACATTTTCTTCAAACTATGATTTTGCAGTGCCAAATATCGGGATACGCGCTTTAATTGGAGATTTTGGTCTCTCGTCATCATCAAAGCAGCCAACTGAAGATTTCAAGCACAGAGAGTTTGAAGAAAAATATGGAATTGGACCAAACACTGATGTAAAGTACGACATCTTTTTCCTCTTGTTTGATTTGAACAAGTACACACGAGAGTTTCCTGAATTTAAAGCCTTTATCCATCGTGTTATCCCATCTATGTACTTTAGCACACAAACCGACTATGTATCTGAACAGCGTCTCGCGTACGGGAAAAACCATTCAAAGATTGCCACACTTGAAAAAATGCTCGAGGATTCGTATTTTAGTGATTTCCGAAGCGGTAAAGCCGCACGCCCAAAGAGGGTTGTTAAGCGAGCACTTGTGGAAGAGGTTCAAGAAAATGATACGGAAAAGAAGCGGCTTCTCATTGAAACTGTGAAGAAAATGACAGCCACAATTGCAGCACCCACCCCATCGGACCAATCCGCCCGAAAACGGTGCCCACCAGGGTTCCGCCGAAATGCGAAAACTGGTCTCTGTGTGTCAACAATTGTTCCGATAGAAGGGTCGGTGGTAAAGAGGTGCCCACCAGGGTTTCGCCGAAATGTGAAAACTGGTCTCTGTGTCCCAACCACAATTGTAGCACCCACCCCAGCAGCAGCAGACCAATCCGCCCGAAAACGGTGCCCACCAGGGTTTCGCCGAAATGTGAAAACTGGTCTCTGTCTCCCAAAAGATCAAGCTCCCGTGGCTCCACCCAAAGAGCTCCAGCAATTTATAAAGGATAACGGAATCAAAGTTGTCCAAGAAACCACCGTATCAGAGCAAAAGCTGTGGCAAATGTACAAGCAACGTTTGACCAATGAGTACTTTAATCAAATGCGGTTGAAAAATCAAAATACATCCTATGAAAATCTTCGTACTGCAGCTGAGACGGCTGCGTACAAGCAGATTGTTCAAATGAAAAAGGATGGCAAACCACCACCGCAGGCTAAATAAAATAAATGTGAGTACTAAACAAAAATGGACTCAACGACACTCATTGTTCTCATTGCAGCAATTCTCATCTTTGTCATTCTCGCAGTGAAAATGACGAAGAAGGAGAGGCGGCCAGCTTCTGAATCAGCCAGTGGCGCAGCTACCACCCCCAGTGGCATGTGGACCGTTTATGGGACCGACTCATGTGGTTGGACTCTTAAACAGTTGTCAGTGTTTGATACCAAGGGTATTCCGTACAACTATGTAAATTGCGCACAGTCAGACTGCAGTGGAATGTCAGCGTTCCCGACGCTCGTCAGTCCGAGCGGCGTGAAGACGGTTGGATTTAATAGCCTCGAATGAGACTGATGGCGATGGACATGAGCAGGGCGTCGAAGAGCGTCTTCATCGGCTTGAGCGTGCTGATGTGAGGGACGAGCGCCCTGTTCCACACGAACATGAGGATGAATGAGCTGATGACAATGATCAACACAAGGATGGTCAGTGCGTACAGGAATTCTTCTGTCGACTTTGCGGTAGTAAGGTCTTTGAACATTTTTAATACATGCACATATTAAAAATGGGCATACCGCCTGCTCCTGACGCTCCTCCATTCCAATGGGAGCCCTGGGGGACGATTGGAAGACGGTCGAACAATTGCTACGCGTACGCCATGCATTGTTTTGAGTTTTATAGGCCACAGAAAAGTACGCCCGGAGACGAAACCAAACTCACAAACTTTCAACTGCCGTCATACTCGAATAAAAATGGTCTGACGCAACGTCTCTTGATGGACAACCCGGGCAAGGTTTTCAAGTGTCGCGCCGATTCCAGGTGTCCTCCTGGATTTTACAAGATTATGATGTTCATCGCGCGACGAGGAGACACGTTTGACGACTTTCACTTTTATAAACAACACAATGACGTGTACTACAAAGTGAAAAAGGGTGAAACACGTGAACACATTGCGAGGTTTTTCAAGGTGCCGCACTCGCACGTGTCTGGTGAAATCAAAACTGGAAAAATTGTTCACATTCGGGCAAATGTTTGGAGTCACAAACAAGGGTGGGGTACTGGACCATTGTTGGTGGATGCGAGTGGAAAGCTAATTACGGATCCGCGGCGCGCGAATAGAAAGTACGGAGACTTGAATTATTACGAGTACTGTGGTTCATTCTGTGTGAAAAATAGCGGGATCCAGGTCGGCAAAACGTATACCTAAATCCCGAAAAAGTGAATCTAAATCTGGCCGACTGGAAAAGTCGAACCGAATCTCCGTTTCGGTAAATTCTGGCATGAGCCCCATGGCTTCTGCAAATGACAGAATCTCCCGAGACGATGCAATTGAAAATGCGTTTGATTCTGAAGTGTCAATGTTTTCAATTCGAATCGTAACCCTGTACCCATCCATCTCCTTGCGACACACGGGGCACGTTGTAGCCCCTTTACCTTTCCACTCATCTATACATTTCACGTGAAATCTGTGGTTACATCGTAAATCTATAGAACTTCGTGTTTTTCGAACGGGATTGAGACATATGGAACACGTACCTACATTGTGAACGTGACAATTTTTGTTTCTGCACGGTGTGCCACGAGCTGTCAATTGGTTACAAACCGACATGGCTTAGACTACAACGGTATGTTATTTTAGTAAATATTCGGCACTTTAAGGAGCGCCGTATTGCACCTGCTGCATCCTGAAACATCCGGCTTTTGGTCGAAAATGGCGGGACCCACTTTCTGGAGAAGCTGGCGGTACGAATAGTTGTCCTCATATGCAATCTTGTTTTTCGTCATCAAGTAATCATTAAACAATTGCGAAGCGGTGTTGATCGTGTAGCACCGACCATCGGCCATTCCAATTCGTTCAGACATTTAAAGTACACATAGAATTAAAAATCGTGCATGGGCGCGGGTAAAAGGCAAATTCCGATGTTTTACTGGTATCCACCTGCGTGCACGCCACCTCGTAGGATGACTTGCGCGATACCAGTAAAAAGAGGAGAAACAAAACACCAAGTGCGACAAGAAGAGACTCTGTTTTCATTGTAGTTTACAAACATAATTAATAAGGACTACCACCACCTTGCCCAGACTGTTTCATTTGTGCAGTCTTAGTATCATTTACACCCTTTGCAGTTGTAGGATCGGTTGGTGTCCATGTTTGATTTCCTGCACCACTACATTTATACATACCGATTCGAGTGCGATTGTTTATCTTTCCACCTGATACATCAAGACACGCACCGGGCATATATGGTGAAGTAATTGTTGTTGTAGCTGCATCGTACGCCCACTGTTGATTTTTGCTGCCGCTACACGTATCTTGACCAACTCCTGGATTTGCGTCAGTCGCTGCACCTGAAATACTCAAACACAATCCACTATTTTTATTTGTTATTGATTGTGTCGATGGATCATATGTCCATATTTGATTATCTTGGGCATTACACCCAAACACATTCAAGGGTGAATAAGCAGTTGTTTTGCCATTTGGAACATCTAAACAGTATGTCCAGCCGCCCGTATTTTTTGATGTTGAAGCTTGGAGTGCTTGATCTGTAAGGAACGAACTACCTCCAGAACCACCACCAGAACCCTTACTCTTAAAACTAAAACTAATAGTGCTAGGTGGCCTATCCGAATTCGGTTTATTTTCAACATGAAACACACAACTGTTGCCTTCTACTACTGCACCTTTTGGTTGTATCCCATTCTGACAACATAGACCGTGCTCGAGTACAAGATCACACCCCATCTTCTGACCTTTTTTACTACATCCTGGAAAGATCCCAGTTGTTGGATCTTGCTGCTTACATCCCTGGGTAGATGGTTTTGTACCACCACTAGTAGATGGTTTACCATCATCACTAGTATCTGTACTCGATTCTGGAATTTCAAAACCAGGGCTTGTCTTGGCTGGGGCTGATGCTGGGGCTGATGCTGGGGCTGATGCTGGGGCTGATGCTGGGGCTGATGCTGGGGCTGATGCTGGGGCTATAGACTGCATTGGTGGTGGATAACTAGGCTGTGTGGTTGGGGCTGGTGCAATAGAAACTGGGGCAGCTGGCTTGTTTGAAGAGTACGGTGAAGGAGCTCCACCGCCTTTCGACTTGCCTTTCGACTCACCTTTCGACTCACCTTTCGACTCACCTTCCGTCTGTGGCTCTGTTTCCGGTTCAGGTCCTGGTTCCGGTTCGTCCTCGCCTTCGTCACGTTCCGTCGTATAAAAAATCATCAAACATGCCACAACAATTAAAACGACAAGAAGCACTTTTGTGTTCATCTACACTACACTTTATAAATATTATTTACCCAATCTGCTTTTTTTGGTTTTCCGTGTTCACACCGGTGTCCTAGCGATACTCCCCTTTGTTGTGTTTGTGTAGGGTGGTCTATTACCAGATCTTGGTGGTGGCCTTGTACCACCAGTAGTATCAGCAGTAGTATCTGTACTCGATTCTGGAGTTTCAGGCCCAGGGGTTGTCTTTGCTGGTGCTGCTGGTGCCGGTGGATTTGTCTGCATAGGCGGTGGGTATGTTGGTGCAGGAGATGGTGCGACGGAAACTGGGGCGGATTGAACTGTTTGGGGTGATGGTGCCGGTGGATTTGTCTGCATAGGCGGTGGGTATGTTGGTGCAGGAGATGGTGCGACGGAAAC